CTGGTGAGTGGTTTAACCAGCCTGCTGGGCTCAAAGCTCAGCTTGGCTCATGTATTCCCTTAGGAACCGGGGGGCAGCCTCCCTCCCCGCTGGTCTTACGGCGCCAGTAGCCAGGTCTTAGAGCAAACTGCTAATCAGCCGCCCTGCGCTCCCCACACGCAGCCGGAATTGTGTTTTGCGCTTTGGGCCCGGTACCCTCACGCACACCCCAGTTGCCCTCTGCTAATAACTCAGTAGGGCTTGGCTACTACGCGAACCAGCTATTGACGGCATGTTTCCGTACATGCTCGCCATCAAACCGGCAAATGCGCCCCTGGCCCCCATGCCAACGGTGGACCCAAGAGCGGCGCCCATGCGCGCTGCCCCGCCTTGCAGTGAAGCCTGCACGGCGTTGATAACCTGGTCCAAAGTGGACTGGCTGCGAGCGCGGCTGTTCGCAGGCACGGCAATGCCTGCTACTTGCACGGGTTGCCACTCGTAGATGGCAGTTTGCCTAACAATCAAACCTACGTCAGCTGGAAGACCTGCAGCTGCTATAGTAATAGCAGCCTTCCTACGCCTATCGTCAGCAGAAATGGCCTCGTTAGGATCTGTAAACTGTTGGTCAGCGTCGTTAGGAAGCCAAACAACCTCCAAATCCCCGACAGGGGTCCTGGAGAAATGCGGCAGCGCGCCCGCCAGCGTTTCAGGAGCCACGTTGTCTCCCGGGTTCACCAAAGATCCGCTAGATCTGCCGTAATAGATCCGGCCGGCTCGGGAAGCCTCAGATCCAGCGTAGCTGATCTTGATGCAAGCGGCGACGCACCTGACAAGGGATGCGTTCTGTAAGAATGCTTTCCCTGGGGCGCCAGCCTGGCTGGTTGCAACGGTTGCTGCTCCTCCAACCGAATTGTTCCACAGCTGCTCTGAATTTGCAATGTTGATGGCACCGGGAACCCAATGGAGCAGCCCGGCAGTAACACCAGCTCCGAAGCAAATTTGGTTGATGGACTCGGTCCTGACCAAATAACCGCCCTCCCCTCCTGAATACACAGGGTGAGTGAGTTTGGCACCGCAAGGGTCAAGCAGTAGCTTGGCGTGGTCAACGGCTGGGCCATCTAAATTGCGCACTGGACGTGGTCCAACTCTCTTGGGCCCTGCCTGGCCCTTCTTGGCGCCCCTGCGGGTCTTCCGCGAACGCTTAACCATGGCGCTAACTATCTAAAAGATGAATAACGCTTATAAAGCCACTGGGTTGGTGGGCACCCACGCTGCCCACTCAGGGAGCTGCAGCTCGTGCCCGTCTAACGAGCACCTAAGCAACTCCTCTTCGTTCTGGACGGCCTCCAGAGCCCGATCCAGACGCTCGACCTCCTCGGGTGGCAGTCCCAAAGACCACCCGATAGATCCGACTAGCGCGTCTCGGTCAGCTGTGTCATAAGGATACGCGCCTGCGGTGACCTTGGCGGAGTAGCTAGCGTCCTTCGACGCGTAGCCATCCCACTCGGCTCCCTTGGCTGCCCGTTCCTCCAGCTGGTACACGCGCTTTAGGGCCCTGGCGTAACTAGCCAGAACTGGTACGTGCGAATCCGTCACCAGTACACCCTCCGCTTTAAGCTTCAATTTGGTGCTTACCACCTTCTCGGCAGCACCAGGAGGCACCTGCACCATGCAGGCCTTCTTCAAGGCCCGCACGATGCACGGGTGAGACGCCAGCGACGTCCGGATGTCGGGGTAAACCCGCGACAAGAAAACCACATACCCATCCCCAGCCTCAGCGGGGACAGGCTCCAACTCCAGCTTCATCCCGCACTCCGTCGCCACCTGCACGGTGGCGTCGAACACGCTCTGGCAAACGGCGGAATCGTCGCCAAAGTAGCAGCCAAGGCGCTTGAACGCCTCAGTCGCTCCCTGGCCGGCCCGCCTGCGCGCCGCGAACTCGTTGAAGGCCGAGTCCAAGGTGTTGAGGATGGTGGTGACGCCAGACCCTGAAAGGTTAGCGCCCCCCATCTCAGCCCTGACTCCGTGCCCGCGCGTGACCGTGCGGGCAACCTCCTCCTTGCCGAGCAACTCTTCTAGCTCGGCGTGG